GCGGATATCGCGTGAGCCTGGGCGCCTACAGCATGGGCACGCCCGACCTGTGGAACATGGAGATCATCGACGTGTTCAAGCGCAGGGTGGCCGGCCTGTACAACACCGACGCCGGCATCTACATCGGCTTCCACCTGTACACGCGCAAGATCGGCCAGGACTTCGACGTGTGGTATGCGCGCCGGTGGGCGCGGCTGTTCGAGGCCTGCGGCTTCGACCCGGCGCTGCGCAAGGTGCTGTGCTCGGAGACTGGCGTCGACGAGGGCGGCGTCGGCGGCTTCCCTGCGCACGGCTACTCGCCGGATCAGTTCGCGCAGTGGTGCCGCGACTGGCTGGCGTGCGAGGCGCAGCCGTGCGCGGGGCAGCCGTCACAGATTCTGGGCGGCGCGCTGTTCCAGGTGGGCAACTCGAGCGGCTGGGCCGGCTACAACGTGGAGGGCTACATGCCCAAGATGGCGGAGTTCTGGAAGTGAACACACGCATCAACCCGACGCTCAACGGCCCGCCGCATCTGGGCCACGCCTACCTAGCGCTGGTGAATCAGCACGCGGCGCGCTCCACGGGCGGGCGCTTCATCCTGCGCGGCGAGGATGACCAAACATCCTGGCTGCGCCTGCACACGCAGGAGCAGATGCGCGCCTGGGGGCGGGACTGGCTGCGCGACCTGGCCTGGCTGGGCATCGTGCCGGACGAGTACATCGTCGAATCGCTTCAGGCGCGCGTGGTAGACGCGGCCATCCGGCGCGCCTGGCCGAACGAGCGCGACACAGGCCTGTTCCATTTTGCGCCGCAGGTGGTAGGCGACACGGCGGAGCACTACCCTTACACCGTGTACTTGACCGCCCGCGTCGCCTACCTGGACCACATGGCCGGCGTGGATTGCGTCATCGTAGGCCACGACCTGCTCAGCCGCTACAGCCTGTACTGCTACGTTTGCGAGACGCTGGGCCTGCCAATCCCGCGCCAGGTGTTTCTGCCGCGGCTGGTGTACGACGACGGCGGGCAGGTGGGGGCGGTGAGCAAGCATGGCGGCGCGATGCGCATCGTAGCGCTGCGCGAGGCGGGCATGCAGCCGGGGCGCGTGCTCGAGCTGCTGCGCCGGGCGTGCCTGAAGGACTGGCAGGGCGAGTGGAGCCTGGACAACATCCAGCCGCGGCCGGCGTTGCTCAAGGAGTGGTTCGAGTGACCTTCATCCCTGACGACTGCTTCAATATCATCATGGATGTTCCGCCGACCGGGCCGTCCCCGTGGAAGCCGGAATGGGTAAGCCGCGGCCTGGCTGCTGGCGACCTGCGGCGCTACGCCGACGCCGGGGCAACCGTGGCGCTGGAGTTCGCGCAATGGCATCTCGCGGAGCCTGCGCCGGGCGTCTACGACTGGGCCGTGATCGACGACGAGGTAGGGCGCTGCCGCGCCGCGGGCATGCGCGTGCTGCTGATGGGGCCTACGACCGTGCCGCTGTGGGCGCCAGATGAGTGGTACGTGTGGGATAGCGACGGCCGGCCGATGCGCGACCACGACAAACGGAACTGGCTACAGACCTGGGGCTGCTTCAGCCCTTGGAACGCGGAGGCGATGGCCTACTATGCCGGCTTCATCCGTGCCATGCAGGCGCGCTACCAGGCGCGCTACTCCAGGCCGAACGACGTGCTGGTCATCAACAGCTTCAGCCAGGAAGGCGAGGCGCTGCTGCCTCCGGCAATCCCGTGCATCTACGACCCGGCCGCGCTGGCGTCGTACCGTGACTTCATGGGCAACAGCCGGGCGCGGCCGATGTTCGGCTCGCGCTCAGTCGCCATGTGGCTGATGAAGACGCTGCCGCGGGCCGTGACAGACTTGCAGCTGGTGTATTGCTGCGAGCCGTGGCGCGAGGTTTGGATGGCGCTGCACCCGGTGTACTACGGGCCGGCCTGGGGCGGGTCGGGCGTCATCGACATCCCGCTGGCATGGCGCCACGTGCTGCGCGAGGTGCAGCCGCGGGCGGCGTTCCATATCGCCTTCGACTTCTTCCCCCGCCACAGGCGCGATGACGAGTTCGGCGAGTTGCTGCCCGCGCTGAGCGAGATGGGCGTCGGGCTGGTGGCTGGCTCGGACTGGCCGGCCGGCCTGCGCGCCAACACACCCGCGGCGGTGCGGCTGGGCATGCGGGCGCTGCTGACAGCGCCGCTGCATCCGTACGGCATGCGCACCGAGCCTGAGCCGTGGGTGCCGGACGCTCTCAGAGAGTCCGCTGAGGTTTTTAGGAGGGGAGTATGACGAAGCAAAAAACTCATCTCTCCCGCGATACCATCATCGCTGCATTGCGCGCCACTGGCGGCGGGGTGTACCTGGCAGCGCGCAAGCTCAATTGCGCGCCGTCCAACGTCTACAAGCGCATCGCCAAAGACCCCAAGCTGCGCGAGGCGCACGAGGCAATCCGAAACGAGATGATCGATCTTGCCGAGGCCGGGCTGCGCCGGGCAGTCAAGAAGGGCGACGTGACGGCGATGATATGGGTAACGAAGACCATCGGCAAGGGGCGCGGCTACACGGAGCGGCAGGAGCTGACCGGGCCGGACGGCGAGCCGCTGGTGATCCGCGTGGTGTACGGCGACGACGGGGCGAACGATGGAACTTCAGGTCAAACTCCCCCGGCCGCATAGGGCGCAGGCTTCCATCCGCGCTTCGAAGGCGAAGCGCAAGATCATCGTGGCTGGGCGCCGGGGAGGCAAGACGACCGGCGCGGCCATGATGGCAGTCGAGGCGCTGCTGGCCGGGCGCCGCGTGTTGGAGGCCGCGCCGACCGCCGACCAGACCGGCGCTTTCTGGGATGCGTGCTGCAAGTATCTCGCCAAGCCGATAGCGGCCGGCGTCGTGGTCAAGAACGAGACAAACCATCTGCTCCGATTTGGAGAGGCGCGCATCCGCACGAAGACGGCATGGGACGGTGACACGCTGCGCGGCGACCATGCCGACCTGCTGATCCTGGATGAGTACAGCCTGATGGATCGTTCGGTGTGGGATGAGGTCGGGGCGCCGATGCTGCTTGACAATGACGGCGACGCGATCTTCATCTTCACGCCCAAGCGCCGCAATCACGCCTTCGAGCAGTACCAGAAGGCGCGCTACGACACGACCGGGAGATGGGGCGCGTGGCACTTCACCAGCCTGGACAACCCGCATCTTAGCAAGGCGGCGCTTGCTGAGATCACGCAGGACATGACGGCAGACGCCTACCGGCAAGAGATCATGGCCGAGTTCCTGGAGTCTGCCGGCGCGGTGTTCCGCAACGTGCGCGCCTGCGCGACGCTGGCGCAGCCAGACAAGCCGGCCGCGCATGCCGGCCATACCACCGTCATCGGGGTTGACTGGGGCAAGTCGCAAGACTACACGTGTCTGACGTGCTTCTGCCGCGAGTGCGCCCGCGTCGTGGACTGGGATCACTTCAACCAGATCGACTACACATACCAGCGCGGGCGGCTGGCGGCCATGTGGCAGCGGTGGCAGTCGCAGAACGTGCTGCCGGAGCGCAACAGCATCGGCGAGCCGAACATAGAGATGCTGGCCGCCGACGGCATCCCGATCATGCCGGGGCCGGACTTGAAGCGCGGCTACATGACGCTGCCGACCACGAAGCCGCCGCTGATCGAGGGGCTGGTGCTGGCAATAGAGCGCGGGGAGATTCGCATTCCGGCCAGCTACGCGGACGAGTTGGAGGCCTACGAGATCGACGTGAGGGAGGACGGCCGGCCGCGATACAATGCACCTGAGGGGGAGCACGACGACCGAGTGGTAAGCCTGGCGCTGGCATACTGGGCGGCGAGCCGCGCCGCCCAGGTGTGGATATGAAACTGAGGTAGCGCATGGGCTTCTGGGATAACATCACCGCGGGCATCAGCACCGCGCTCGGCCGCAAGCCGAAGATCGAAGCGGGGCCGGCATTCGCGGGCACGTTCCCCTTGTGGGAACAACTCAGCCCGCAGTACCCGTCACCGAACGCCTACAACCTGGCCGTAGGCGGCTATCGTAAAAACGAGATCGTGTATGCCTGCATTCAGAAGCGGGCCACGGCCGTTAGCGAAGCGCCGGCCATGATCTACGAGCGGGCGTCGTCGCGCAGCGACACGCCCAGCGCGCTAGAAGACCACCCGGCGCGGGTGCTGCTGGAAGCGCCCAACCCGTCCATGAGCGAAGGCGAGTTCTGGCAGGCGGTCGAGATTTACATGTGCGTGGCGGGCTACTCCGTGTGGGAGATTGAGTACACCAACGGGGGCCAGCCTATCGCGCTGTGGCCGATGCGGCCGGACTGGTGCGCGTTCCTGCGCGGCCCGAACCAGCCCCTGCGCGCCGTGCGCTACCAGCCGCACGGGCTTCCGCCCGTCGACGTGCCAGTCGAGCGGCTGCTGGTGTTCATGGACTTCGACCCGATCTTCCCCATGCTCAAGGGCCTGAGTAAAACCGCCGTCGCGCTGCGCACCGTCAGCGCAGACAACAACGCGACCGACTTCCTGGCCTCCTTCTTCCAGCGCGGCGCGGTCATCTCCGGCATCCTGAAGACGCAGGCCAGCCTGAGCGACGCGGAGGCGACGCGCATCCGTGCGCGCTGGCGCGACGTGCACGGTTCGACGAGCAACTGGGGCGACATCGCGGTGTTGGGGGCGGGCACCGAATACCAGTCGGTTCAGATGAGCTTCAAGGACATGGACTTCACCAGCCTGGACGGGCGCGACGAGGCGCGCATCTGTAGCGTGTTCAACGTCCCGCCCGTGCTGCTTGGCGCGAAGGTGGGGCTGTCGGCTTCGACCTATTCCAACTACGCGGAGGCGCGCAAAGCGTTCTATGAGGAAACGGTGCACCCTCGTTGGGCAAGTTTCGCAGCGGAACTCACGGCCCAGCTCCTCCCCCAGTTTGGGGCCGATCCTCGCCGCGTTTATGCGGCGTTTGACACGGCGGACATCAAGGCGCTCCAGGAGGACAGGACTGCCAAATGGCAGCGGGCAGTAGGGGCGGCTGGGGCTGGTCTGGTGACGAGGGACGAAGCGCGTCAGGAGATGGGGCTTGACCCTATCGACAACGCG